GATCGAAAAGGAAATACAATGCGTTTGAGTAGATTGTGTTTATGGAAAGTTAAAAGCTAGGAGTACAAAACATAAGAACATATATTCACCCTAAATAAGAAAAAGAAAAAATATGATACTAACTGACAACATGAAACGAGTAATACTGTATATTCAGAAACAACGAATACCAGGACATGATGTATCACCCAACCTAGTAAATTGGATGGCGAATGAAATAGGGGTCACCAATCTAACGAGTGAACAGGTTGTGTATATAAGTGATAATTTTATCTAAATACTAGGCCTACAAAATCTATTAACGTATATTTAACCTAAATAAATAAGAACATATATGTACGAGATAGAAATATGTTACACAATATATCGACGAATGGAAAAACGAACATTCCAAACTCAAGAACAAAGAGACATATGGGTGAAGTGGTGGGAAAACAATCCAAATTGTCATTGGGTGAGAGTGTTATAGAGGTCACCATATATAGAGGTCACCATTAATATATAGATAGGGGTCACCATATAGAGGTCACCAATATAGTATATAGAGGCCACTAACAAGATATATGGATATCTGTATATACAAAGTGTGACAAACCAAAATATATCTGTATATAAGTAGATACAAATATATGGATATACAAAGAGTAGGTGACAGTGGGGTGGGTAGGTGAGGGGAGTGGAGGGGCGTGTTAGGTAACCCTCATTCACCGATAGCCAAACTCTCTTTACCCTATAACAAACTATATACATATATACTGCTAGGCCTACAACAAGAGCTCACCTATATTTAGAATGTACAAGAAAAACACAACTGAACATGAAAGACTACCAACTAGATGTACAGGAAAGAATTGAGTTTGGAATTAACCAACTAAAAGAACTCACCAAATGTGAAATAGAACTGTTAGAGGGAGAAAATTTAGAAGAAGCACAAATAGTAGAAGAATATATTGTTGAGCTTTGTGTTGAGCTTGATGTGTTGATTTTAGTAAGAAGTGTTTTGTTTGGAGTTCAGTTCTGAACATTTGAGAAAAAACATGTTTGGCTTACAAAGCTTAGTCACATATATTTAGATAAATAAAAAAAAGATATGATGTCAATTGAAAACGAAAACTTGAATACACCACAGAACCCGCCATTGCAGCAAACTGCTATTAGCTGCTGGGTGGCTTTCGATTGGAATAAGATTGAAACACGACCAACCGCTTACGGAAAGTATTTGATATGTAGAAAAGATGGCAAGATACATTGGGAAACTTGGAATGGTAGCGGTTGGGCTTACAATCACAATGAGATTAGATACTGGGCGGTCATTGTGCCACCTTGCAGCTAACGTTTTGCAGATTGCCGAAGGGCGTGATTTTAACCACTAAATTAAATATGAAGATATGAACTCAAATAAAACAACAAAAGTTGGCCGTCCAACTAATCCAAAAAGCAAACGCCAAATTAAGCTTACAGAGCGAGAACTTAAAAGAGAAGCAGGATTGCTCAAACGTGGTCGGCCAAGTGTTGAGGGTTCAAAACGTCAACAAGTTATAGCAGCTCGGGAGGCCAAGCGAGCAGCTGAAATTGAAGTGAAACGTGGTAGGCCTAAGAAAGTAGAAAGTGATATTGTTGAGTTAGAAAGAGCTTAGTAGAAAGAGGGGTCAGGCTATATATTTGGCCTACAAATAGGCTTCACATATATTTAGCATATAAAGAAATTAAAAACCAACAACATGAAAGAAGAAATCATCAAAACACTTGAACGCTCAATCCAATTCACAGATGAGCAGTTCCAAAAAGGAGAATACAACCACGCACACCTAATAGGGTACCTTCAGGGTACAATGAAATCAGTCATGAGTGTATTGGAAGATTATGAGGTGAAGCTTAAGAAAGGAAAATAGGCTTACAAAATAAGTTAACGTATATTTACTTTATAAGAAAAAACAAATAGTCAGGTGGCGGAATGGTAGACGCACTTATAGTTTAATGTTGGTTCGAGACTCACATATCCTAACCGTAGGATATAGCATATGAGGTTTAATGCAACTATAAGATTTGAGTGTACAATCAAATACAGGTTCGAATCCTGTCCTGACTACTTTTCATGGTTGGTTGGTTAAAGCAAATGGGCGTCGTGCAAGCGACGCCTTTTGCGACCTTGGATAGACCCGTTTTTAGAAACGTTGTTTGTATGTTTTACTGCTAGGCTTACAGAATGTTCTAACATATATTTAGAATATGAAAGAAAAGATAAACATATTTGTATGCTGTGGCTGCGGCACAGAGTATTTGTCAAGTGGAAAAACACCTCCTCCAGGCATACGTTGGAGCGATGGACATGTTTGTAATCCCAAACCATTGGCTGACAAGAAGAGCTAACATATATTTACTTCAAATAAAAATAACAACCACTATGAAAGAACAAATCGAAAACAAAAAACAAGAAATCGCTGAGCGAATTGAAGGATTAATCAGTTGGCTGTACATTAAGAAAGAACACTTCAACCGAGGTCTGATTAATGAGGAACAATTGAGCAACTGCTTGGATTACGCAGAAATGATTAATGAGGAAATTGAAGCAGAAATTGCGGTGTTAGAATTACTTGAGAGTGTGAGTATGAATTGATTGGATTACAAGAGTAAGTAACATATATTTAGTATATAAGAAAAATAAGTTAAACGTATAAAAATAAAGGTTATGTCAAAAGCAAAAACATCTAAAAAAGCAAAAGTAGAAGCACCAGCGAAAAAAGCTTCAGGTCGTCCATCAAACCCAGAATCGGCTCGCCAAAAACGAATTGCCGAACGTAACGCCAAGCGTGAAGCAGGATTGCTGAAGCGCGGTCGCCCAGCGGTTGAAGGTTCTAAGCGCCAAGCAGTATTGGCAGCACGTGAGGCAAAGAAAGCTGCGGGTATCGAGATTAAGCGTGGACGTCCAAAAGTTGAGAAGACTGAGGTAGCTGAATAAGAATTTCATAGTTGGTTGGTTTGGGAGTCAGTCCAAGTGATTGGCTGACTCCTTTTTCTAACATATGTTTATCAGGTACTAAAAAATATCAACCATGAGATCAAATGAAGGATTTATCGAAAACAGTTTAGGCTTTAAGGTGATACCTGATCACGAGGCCGCTCATGCACCAGTGAGGGAGCAAGAACCAGAGGAAATATGGTTCCTACTAACGCCTGAGGAAGAAGATGCCATATGGCAGACTATATTTGACCACATAAACGACTTAGAATGAGAACATTAATCATACATCCAGACGATAGAAGCACTGATTTTCTCAGAGGTATCTACTGTTATCTAAAAGATGCTACGGTGGTAGTGTCTGATGTCTCACAGACCAGGCTGCATAAGCTCATCCGCTCACATGATCAGATTGTGATGCTGGGTCACGGATCACCGAGCGGTCTGTTTAACGTAGCCAGAGTAGGCGACGGTACATTTGCTGTAGGACGTTCTGAGGTACCACTACTGCAGGACAAGCAATGCATCTTTATCTGGTGCCACGCAGACCAGTACGTCCGCAAGCACGGACTGCGAGGCCTGAGCAGCGGAATGTTCATCAGCGAGGTTAGTGAAGCACGATACTGCCAAGTATCAGGTAACCAGGAGCAGGTAGATCACTCCAACGAGGTATTCGCTCGAGCATTAGGTGCTGCACTTGCTGCACCAGGTACCTACCAGCAGGTCCTAGAACAGGTAACTTGCGAGTATGAGATCCTGATTGCTGAGAATGCGGTGGCAAAATATAATCTGGAGCGCTGGCAGCTGATAGGCTAATAAGAATGTCTAACGTATATTTACCTCATAAGAAAAAGATATGATATACAAACCAAAATATACTATCGCTGAGGCGATTCGCAAGATAGAGCGCGGCACACTCAAGCGAGTAACTTACCTGGTGCCTGAGGATGGCTCTGGTAGGACTTTCATCTACCGATTTGCAGGCGATACTGAGGACCGCTTCATTAGGCTCACGTGAGTGAGAGACATATATTTAGTCAAATAAAAAAATATATAATATATGAGACCAACTAAAGAACTAAAATCATTATTCCAAGAATTAGTAAACATAACTACTAAAGATACAGGTCGTAGGGACTGGGCCTTGATTAAGTGGAAATCAATAGCACCATTTAACCAGTTCAGGTTAATTGATTTAATGAAACACTAGGCCAACAGAACATACTAACATATATTTGGCTCATAATAAGAAACCAAAATCAAAATAATATGAAAATCATTAGCGCAATTTTGATCACCAGTTTAATCGGTACTGCACTTGTTAAGGCAGCTGAATACATGTTCGGAGTAACAAACGTGTTTATGTTTGCTGTGGCGGTAGTGGCCATAGTAGGATGTGTGATAGTGCCTATAATGCAAATCAATCAAAATCGAAAACCATAATAATCCAGCTTATGCTAAACCATGAACTCAAAATCACGTTGAGCGCTTTAATCACTATGATGATGATTGGCGTGTTGTTGAATGCTGTAGGACACTGGCTCTCATAGGCCGGTGACCTCTTGTGCGTGTATAATTTGTGAATATATATGTACGTACATGTAGTGTAGTCTATAAGTACCACGTGCGTTGATTTCCATATATCGGTACGTGTGGTGGGCAGGGAGGCTGGATGAATTTTTAGAGCTAGGATAACTTTTACACATCGATGCGTATATACTTATATATGTATATACAAACCCTAACCCAATTCAACCCCACCACTCCCACACCCACACCCCAAATTCCATTTTAACCCCTTTGGCCAAAAATCAAAAGTCCGCACCTCAAAAAGAAGTCAAAAATTTTACTATATGCAAATGTATATATGTATATATAAAATTTGGCCTACAAGAAGTTTATTCATATATTCAGTATATATAAAAACAAATAGATATGCCTCAGAAATCAAAAGTAAATGCACTTATGGCTGAACACAAATGTTCACGCACAAAAGCAAACAACATGCTCCGCAAACGCGCTAATGGCGATAAGGAAAAGGATGGCGTTCGAAAGAACAAACGTAAATCAATTGCACGATGAAACAAATTTTAGGGCTTTTCTTAAGCGCCCTAATATGGTACCTAATCATATCTTTCATGATGCTAGATTTAGATGTTACCAATTGGGGTTGGGTAGCAAGAATGTTTTTAATATTATTCACCTTAGTAACATACAAAAGTTACGAAAATGAAATACTCAAATGAGTATATATGTATATACGTAGGATAGTATAATGTAAGGTCCATTCGTCTAGGGGTTAGGACAGCAGATTTTCATTCTGTAAACAGGGGTTCGATTCCCCTATGGACTACTAAATATTTATAATTATGTCGAAAAATAGTGCTAAACAAAGTGTACAAACACTTAAAGAATGGATTACGTTTATGAAACTTGATAAAAAACGTAAACCAAAGAAAGTCAAAGTTGACGAAGATTAATTTATTGGGGTCGCCTGGTTTTGACAGCTAGTAACCGTTCTTTGAAATGCAGGCCGTGTTAGCATTGGAAACACGATAATCACCTATGTACAATTGAAATGACGAAAAGTCAACTTTCACCTTCGAGGATGCTATGGCATTCGTAGGTGCTGAGTATGCTGTAGCAGCATAACTCTTCCCCGTATCACTCATGGGTTTAAAAAGAAGTGAACGCAATTACGGGTAGTAGGGATGGGCCCGTTTAAAATAACCAGTCATCAACCAAGTTGTTTATAGGTAGGTTTCTCACATATATCAAACCTTTTATTTTGTTTGTTTAGAAAAATAAACTAAGCCTGTGAATGAATTTCTTAGACTTGTTAGTTGGACGAGGGTTCGAATCCCTCCGACTCCACAACATTACCTTGAATGCCTCTGGTTTATCCTAGTTAAACCCAAGCACACTAGTCAAGGTCTTATAATGCGAATCAAATGACTAGGCATAAGATATGGCTAAGGGGCTCTATTGGGAAGACGTTCTCAATATCCCCTAAACTCTTTGTTTGGCCTACAAAAAGCTTACTCATATATTTATAACATATTAAAACATAAAGATATGAAAAAGCAACTCTCAATTTACCAGATTGTAATTATTTTAGGAGCTATTGTTTCATTGGTACTTCAAGTAATGAGAATTACAGGCCATGTTGATATGAGTTTGCTCCAAACATTAATTCCAGCCGCGATTCCATATATGGCTTTAGCAGGTACATTTGCGATCGCTTATATTAGCGGTTTTATTAAAGGTTTACTTGAATTGTAATATTAATAAATAAAGGTTATGGAAAAACGTTTTAAACCCCTTAAAAGAATTACAGTTGAGGAATCAGAAAAATATATATCTGGGGATGAAGATTTCTTAAATAGCTTCTTATGTTATTATACCCTCGAACCTCTTGATGATGGATCTGATAAAGTAACTTACTTCACTGATCGTACTAGAAGAAATGTTAAGACTGAGGGTAGCGGTAGTCAAGTAATATATGTTATGTCTAATCCATCTATGCCTGGTTTGTTAAAAATTGGTTTTACTTCTAAAGAAGCAGATATTAGAGCTAAAGAATTATATAAAGCAACAGGTGTTCCTCAACCGTTTAAATTAGAATTTATCTATAAATGTGATAATGGAATAACATTAGAAAAGGAAATCCATTCATATCTTAGACAATATAGAACCAATAATGATCGAGAATTTTTTGAAATGGAATTAAAGAAAGCTATTGACTCTATAAGATTTGTTGGAAAAAATCATCTATAATTTGTAATCTCAAAATCAGTTTTATATATTTATCTCATATGAAAACAACTATTTTAACCTTTGCATTTGCCGCAATTATGGTATCTTGTGGCAACAACGAAACAGCTCCTACAGCAGATACTGCTAAAGCCGTTGATACTGTTAAACCAGTAATTGATACTATTAAATGTGATACTGCTTGTAAAGATACTGTACCTTGTGGTGAGTAATTAACAACTAAACATTTATAAAAATGCTTCATATTTATTATTAAATAATATGGAGCTTTTTTTCTAATATTATGGACTTTAATAAAATATTTGATGCTTTTAATCAACCTGATAAAGAGGAAGATGATGTAAATTTATTGGTTGATTTTTCTGATCACCCATTATTCTGGATTGGTGGATTTCATAAACTTATAGCTAATCATTTATTTTTTAAAAAGTACACAGCCAAGATGTTTAAAAACATGGCCCCTGATTCTGATCTAGATACTTTAGAACGTGCTGGGGAGTATTTAATGTTTAATAGAGCTTGGGAATATATTAAGGACTTAAATGTCTATAATTCATTTCATATGGAATGTCTTAAAACTAAATCAGATGAGGCTCTTTATGAGTCATTAGAAGTAACCTTACGTTATTTTGAAGATTTAGAAGAATATGAAAAATGCATGTTATTAAAAGAAATTCAAGATAAGGTTAAAGAATTTCTAACTTAAGCTTGGCCTCAATATCTTTACAACGTATATTAATAATACGGGTTAGAGAGAAAGATAAGAGAGACTGAGAGAAACGAGAAAGACGCGGAAGAGTAAAACGGGTAGGGGAAATAAATAATCTAAATATAAACAAATGAAAAACAGAGAACCAGTTCTTAAGAAATTAGACTCTATTGAATCTAAATTAGCTAAGTTGTCACTTGGTTTAAACCGAGGTGACCGCGATGGTTGTTACCAAATGATTGAAGAAATCAAAGTAGCTATCGATCAAGCTAAAGGATATATTGAATCTGAACCTATTGTTGGGAACGAATTAAACCGATTTTAACATTTAAATAAAAGTTATGAAATTAACAGCTGAACAAATCCAGGAAAACTGGAATGAATTTTTATCCTTCATTGATACTTACATCTCAGAACCTAGAGCATCAGAATTAAAAGCATTCTATAATACATACGCAGAACGCATTATGTTGATGCCTGCTGCTCATAAAAAAGAATATCATAACGCATTCCCAGGAGGATATGTTGAACATGTAAATCGAGTTATTAAAGCTGCTCTTGAATTACATAATGTTTGGGAAAAATTTGGAGTTGATACTTCTACATATACAGTTGAAGAATTAGTGTTTTCAGCAATGAATCATGATCTAGGTAAGATGGGTGATACTGAAAATGAAGCATATATTCCCCAGACTGATCAGTGGCGTAAAGAAAAACTCGGTGAAGATTATAAATTCAACGATCGTTTAGAATTCATGTCAGTACCAGATCGTGGTTTACATTTACTTATGTCTCATGGTATTCAGTTTTCTAAAAATGAATGGTTAGCTATTAAATTACATGATGGGTTATATGATGATGCTAATAAGCCATACTTAATGTCTTGGAACCCAGAAACTAAACCTCGTACTTCACTTATCTATATTATTCATCAGGCTGATCTTTTAGCCGCCAGAATTGAATTTGAAAAAGAATGGTTACCAAAACTTAAAGGTAACTTGCCTCCAGCAGAGAAAAATTTTACATTAGGGAATAAATCTCAACCTAAAAAAATATCAACTAAAACTAAAGCTTTAGGAAGTGTTAAGAGTGAAGGATTAAAAAATGTAATGGATGACTTTTTTAAAGACTAATTAATAACAAATTAAAAATAAGGGTTGTGACATTAAAATCACAACCTTTTTCTATTCAAAACTATGGTAACAATAATTATTATTCTATCTTTAATTGTGGTGGTATTAGGATTCACTACTTACAATTTACTTAAGAAAAATGAAAAATGTGAAGACATTATTAGTTCATATGAAATATATATGAAGAATATGTCTGATACTATTGAATTTTCTAATAAGAAATTAAAAGAAATTGACGCTAAAGGATCATTTGAAAGTGATGATGAAATAGGTTTCTTCTTTAAAGAAGTGAAAGTTCTACAAGAAATGTTAAATGACTTTAAATTAAAATAACATGTCTAAAAATTATTTCACTCAAGAAACTGAAGACGCTATTATAGCTTATAATATCAGTGTAGATCCAATTGAAAGAAGCAAAATATATAACGATAAAATACATTATGCTTTCTTTAAACTAACTCAGAATATTATCCATACTTTTAAATTCTACCACACAGAAGTTGAAAATATAGAAGATTTACAACATGAAATCATAACATTTCTATTAAGTAAGATTCATCTATTTGATGCTTCTAAAGGAACTAAAGCCTATTCTTATTTTGGTACTATTGTTAAACGATGGTTAATCTTATATAATGATAAGAATTATAAGAAAAAAGTAGCTTCAACACCTATTTTAGCTTTAGAAGATGACCCAGCTATAGGTTACACTATTGAAGAAAATAACTCACCTAGTGATAAATTATCACATAATGATAAAATAGCTTTATTTATGGATTTATATGTGGAATATTGTACTAACAATATTTATACTTTATTTCCAAAAGAAAATGATGCTAAAATAGCAGATGCTATTCTTGAATTATTTAGGAAACGAGAAAATTTAGATGTATTTAATAAAAAAGCACTTTACATATATATCAGAGAGATCATAGATGTTAAAACACCTAAAATTACTAAAATAGCTGATAAACTCTATGACATATTTAAACGGAATTATATATTCTATTTAGAAAGTGGATATATAAAATTCCATTAATGTTATATTTATGATAAAATAAATATCATGGATAATTTAGATTCTAACATTTTTGGTGACAAAAAGCTCAAAGATTTATTTGAGGAAATATATGGGAACCAAAAGAAAAAAGAAAAACAGATTTCCACTTTAATAGGAGAGTTAAAAGGTCTCATCAATGATATAGGTGATGCCACTCTTATTGTTCCGTTAATTAAAGAATATCTAGAAATTGGCGTTAAAAACGACGAACAACTCATTAAAATGGCTACTATCATCCAGCGTTGTATTGCGGCAGGAAGTAGTACTAGTTCTGAAAGCGGTTTTTCTATATCTGAAGAAGAAAAAGCTCAACTATTAGGTGAAATAAATAAGTTAGGTGAAAATTTAAAATCTAAAGAGTAATGGCTTACGGATTTAGTGGTGTTAATAAAACTTTTAATTCTAGGCAATCAAACAATACTAACTTACTTAAAATTTCTAATTTAGAAAATTTAATAGTAGCTGTTAGGGTAAAGAATATAGTTTTAAATGAATCTCATCCTAGATTTAAAGAATTAGGTGAATGGAATTCTTTAGGTGTGATTGAATATGAAGTAGTTACATCTGTGAAAGATAAAACTAATAATGAATCACTCTCTAAAAATTATTCATTAGCCTATCCTTTAAATCCTAACCTAAAGAATTTTCCTTTAATTAATGAAATTGTTTATGTTTTAACTTTACCTGATACAAACATAGGTATATCTAATACATCTGTGAGACAATATTATATTAATAATGTATCACTTTGGAATCATCCTCATCATAACGCATATCCAACTCAGCCTAATACTTTACCGCCTTCACAACAGAAAGATTATATTCAAACCCAAGCTGGAAGTGTAAGAAGAGTTACAGATAATGCAACTGAAATATTTTTAGGAAATACTTTTAAAGAACGTGCTAATATACATCCTTTATTACCTTTTGAAGGAGATATTATTCATGAAGGTAGATGGGGTAATTCAATACGTTTAGGTAGTACTGTTAAAAATACAAATAACAATTGGTCTTCAACAGGTACAGATGGTGATCCTATCACTATTATTAGAAATGGTCAAGGTACTCAAAGTGATGAAGGTTGGATTCCTGTTGTAGAAAATATAAATAATAGTGAGTCTTCTATTTATTTAGCTAGTACTCAAGCAATACCTTTAAATGCCTCTAGTACAAGTTATATCAGTTACTCAACTAATCCACCAACATCTCCTAACAAGTATGCTGGGAAGCAAATAATGTTAAACTCAGGAAGATTAGTATTTAACGCTAATGAGGATCATATATTATTAAGTTCTGCTAAATCTATAAATCTAAATTCTCAAGAATCTGTTAATATAGATACTAAAAAATTTGTAACTCAAGCTGACCAAATATTTTTAGGTAAAGAAGATCTAGCTACTCAACCTTTAATGTTAGGAACTAACACAGTTAATCTACTTAAAGATCTAGTTTCTGTAGTCAAAGAACTAACTAACACATTAAAAACATTAGAATCTGCTCCTGTAGCTCCAGGCAGTCCAGCTATATTTCCTACTTTATTGGCTCCTATGTCTCAATTAAATATCACTTTAGAGACTTTAGAAAATCAATTAGATAAAGGAGTATTAACTTCACAACGTAATTTTACTCTATAATGCCTGCTCCATTTACAATAACTCCTACTAAGTCTAGAGATAATTTTACTTTTGAAGAGTATTATAAACTTCTTGAAGAGATAAAACAAACTTATGGAGTTATTGATCCAACATTAAATCCTTCAAGTCCTACTTATGTTAATGATGTTAGGCAAGCTTATGGTCAACCTACTAAACCTGATATAGTTAAAAAATTTGAAGATTTATTATCTGCTGATGTGACTAAAATTACCAGAGAATATATTGGATTATTAAGAGGATTTCTAGTTCAAAAATACCCAAGATTAGCTCCAGCTATTCAAAATGTATCTCAAATAGATAATAGAATTCAAAGAGAATTTTTAAGTATTCCTGAAATGCAGAGATATTTAACATTAAATGGATATAATTCATATGTTCAATATTGGCAAGCTTATCAAGATTATAGAGCTATAACTCCTAAATTGCCTTTAAGAGGAACAATAGGAACTGAAGAACAAAATAATCCTATAGTTTTTGGATATAGAAATGCTAATTTATTTGCTCCTTACATAATAACACCTACAGTCACTCCTAATCCAACACAAATAAATAGGCAAACTGCTCAACAGCAACAGCAAAATCAACTACAACAACAAAGAACTAATTTAACAAAATAATGAATAGTAAAATACCTCTTTTGATAGTTAATAAAGGACAGGAATTAGTCAAACAACTGATTCCTCAGGTTATTGACATTGCTAGTCAAACAGGTATTCAAAATATAGGAACATCTAATGTTCAATTACCTGATACATGTTTAGTATCTGATGAATTACAAAGAATCCTAAACTTAAGAAATACATTAGTTGATAGACTAAATACTACTGTGGATTTTATAGAAAAATTATCAAAACCATTAGATACATTAGTCCCATTAGTAAATTCATTATCTACATCTAATCAAAGACTTAATAATATCAAAACTTTGTCTCAATTAAATATACCTTTTTTACCAACTTCTCCTCCTGGAGCTCCATCTCCATCTCAAGCAGCTTTAGTTGGTTTAGGTATTGTAGAAAATTTATTAAAAGATTATTTAAGCCCCGCTATTATTAATAATAAAAATATTATAACAACTATCCAATCAGCTTTAGATTATGTAAATAACATATTAACTAAACTTATTAATATATTTAAATCTATAGACCAATATTTAACTAATTGTGGAGCTGTTTCTGAAACAACTCCTTTAACATCTCTAAACCCATACTTACAACAACTGGACCAACAACAAACCGCAGTAGATGCTGCTCCTATAAATCAAGTTTATAGAGGATTTGTTTTAGAAGTGAGAGAGGAACAATTTTCACCTACTGTTAATAGAAGAAGAGCTGTAGCTTTAAATCCTCAAGGTATTATTTTATTACAAACTCCATTATCTTTTACATCTACACCTGAAGTTTTGATACAACAACTTAAACTAATTATTGACAATAGTAATTTAAAAGCTGAATAATTTAATATTTATAACAGATGAAAACTGATATTTTAAAGAAACTCATTAAAGAAGCAGTAAAAGAAGTATTTCAAGAAGAAATGAAAGACATTCTTTTAGAGGCAGTTCGTGGTAATAAACAATCAATAACTGAATCTGAAATGAAAACTTTTAGTTTCAACACTAACTCTATTCCTCACCAGCAACCAAAACCTAATATTAATACTAAACAAGCATATATGGACATTTTAGGTGAAATGGCTCAAGGACCTAAATCAGGATTTGATGGTGATTTTAAAGTAAATGGTCCAGTAAATACTATGTCTGAAGGAAGTTCTTTACCTGAAGGACAATTAGGTTTAGATCAAATAATGGGATTAATGAAAGGTAGATAATGGCATTTGGAGCAAAAAGAATATTTCCTCTTGATCAGAAACCAGGAACAGCAGTTGGTATAGCTATACCTTTTAATGCTCCTGCTGTTTTCTTTTCAACCTATACTACTCAAGATGCAATTAGAAATAATTTATTAAATTTTTTCTTAACTAACCAAACTGAAAGATACTTAAATAATCAATTTGGAGCTAATTTAAGAGCGTTTATTTTTGAACAAATTACTAATGACAATTTAGATGGATTAAAAGAAAATATTCAATCTCTTATAGCTCAATATTTTACTAATATAAGAGTTGATAGTTTAAATATTTTCCAACAACCAGACTATAATGAAATAACTGTTGATTTAAAATATAGTATAATTAATACTGGTATAACTGATCAAGTTGAAATATCCTTTACATAATGGCTGCTAATAAGAATATAAAATATATAAATAAAGATTTTACTGAGTTTAGAGCTAGTTTAATAGACTATGCTAAAACTTATTTCCCAACTACATATAATGACTTCAGTCCTGCTTCACCAGGAATGATGTTTATGGAAATGGCAGCCTATGTAGGTGATGTTTTATCATTTTATTTAGATAATCAGGTACAAGAAAACTATTTGCAATTTGCTCGCCAGTCAAATAACTTATTTGAATTAGCATACATGTTTGGTTATAAACCAAATGTGACGGGTGTAGCTACTACAACTGTAGATTTTTATCAACAAGTCCCTGCTAAATTAGCAGGTTCAACTTATGTTCCTGATTTTGACTACGCTTTATTTATTCCTGGGAACTCAACAGTATCATCAACAAATGCCGTTTCATTCTTAATTTCTGACCCAGTAGATTTTTCAGTTTCTAGCTCAGGTGATCCTACTGAAGTCACAGTATATCAAATCTCAGCAGGTAATCCAACATATTTCCTATTGAAAAAATCTCGTAGAGCTATCTCATCTACTATTAATACAACAACTTTTTCATTTACTACTCCTATTAAATTTAATACAGTAGAAATTTCAACTACTAATTTAGTAGGAATATTAGATTGTACTGATAGTGAAGGAAATATTTGGTATGAAGTAGATCATTTAGGTCAAGAAATGGTATTTGATTCAATCAAGAATACTAATACTAATGATCCTAATTTCTATCAAGATAATGATGCTCCTTATCTTTTAAAATTAAAGAAAGTACAATACAGATTTACTACACGTTTTAGAAATTCTACTACATTACAAATTCAATTTGGAGCAGGAACAACTTCTGACTCAGATGAAAATATAATTCCTAATCCAGATAATGTTGGTATAGGATTACCATTTGAACAAACTAAACTTACAACAGCATATTCACCAACCAATTTCTTATTTACTAAGACTTATGGAATAGCTCCTTCAAATACTACTTTAACATTTAGATATTTGACAGGCGGAGGAGTATCTGCTAATGTGGGAGCTAATACTTTAACTAGATTAAATAGCACCCCAGTATTTTTAAATAGTAATCTTAACAATACTACAGCTAATGCTATATTTGGTTCATTAGCAGTTACAAACCCAGAAGCAGCTAATGGAGGAGGAGACGGAGATTCAATCGAAGAAATCAGACAGAATTCTTCTGCTAATTTTGCTTCTCAGTTACGGAATGTAACTCAAGATGATTATTTAGTAAGAGCTTTAAGTATGCCTCCTAAATATGGTGAGGTAGCTAAAGCATACATTGAACCAACTAAAGTTAAAAATCTTTCAGTTGGTGAGTCTAATAGTATTTTAGACTTATATGTTTTAACTTATGATATAAATAGAAAATTAACAACTGCTTCTTTAGCCTTAAAACAGAATTTAGTGACATATCTATCTCAATATAGAATGGTAAATGATGCTGTTAATATTAAGGATGCTTTTGTTGTTAATATTGGAGTAGATTTTGACATTATAGTATTACCTAACTATGTAAACAATGATGTATTATCAAGATGCATCACAGCTTTACAAACATATTTTGCTATTTCTAATTGGCAAATCAATCAACCAATTATTTTAAGAGACATCTATGTATTATTAGATAGAATTGAAGGTGTACAAACTGTTAAAAATATTAGCATAACAAATAAAGTAGGAACTAATATAGGATATTCACAGTGGGCTTATGATATCTCAGGAGCCACACAAAATAATGTTATTTATCCTTCATTAGATCCTATGATTTTTGAAGTGAAGTATCCATCAACAGACATTCAAGGTAGAGTAGTATCATTATAAAATAAACCATGGCAGTATATAAAATATTTCCAATTCAAGACGCTACATTATACTCTATGGATCCTGAAATGAACACAGGATTAGATGAGATTATTGAAGCATCTTTGACTGTAGGAGCCCTAGACACACCTGCACCCCAGGCAAGTCGTTTCTTAATTCAATTTTCTTCTGATGAAATTGATGATATTATTAATAATAAAATTTCTAGTTCTGCTTGGCAGTCAAATTTAAGATGTTTTGTTGCTGATGTTACTGCTTTAAACGCTACTACTACTTTAGAAATTTATCCTGTATCTCAATCTTGGGATATGGGAACCGGAAAATATTTAAATGTACCTGAAACACAAAATGGTACTAGTTGGATCTGGAGAAATTATCAAGGAGGAATCATATGGACTACTAGTTCTTTCGCAGCTAATTCTACAGGATCATATTCTTCATCAGTTAGCCCAGGTGGTGGAACTTGGTATACAAATTACTCAAGTTCACAACAGTTTGATTTTTACTCAGATAAAGATGTAAATGTTGATGTAACAAACATAGTTTCAGCTTGGTATAGTGCTTCTATTTCTAATGATGGATTTATAGTTAAACAACAAACTGAATTTGTTGATGATGAAAATGTTCAACCTAAAATTAAATATTTCTCAGTTGATACTCATACTATATATCCTCCTTGTTTAGAATTTAGATGGGATGATTGTATTATTAATACTGGATCTTCTACAACTACAACTTTAAATACTTATCCATTTGTAGTAACTGTAGGAAATAATCCTGGATATTTCTATTCTGAAAGTATAAACAAATTTAGAGTATACTCAAGACCAGAATATCCTGCTAGAACATTTATAACTTCATCATACTATACTCAAAACTATTATTTACCAACAGAATCATATTATGCTATTAAAGACTTAGATACAAATGAGTTTGTAGTTGATTTTGATTCTACATATACTAAATTAAGTCAAGATAGTGTAAGTAGTTATTTTACTCTTTATATGAATGGTTTACAACCTGAAAGATACTATAAAGTCTTAATTCAAACTACAGTTGATGGAAGTACTGTAGTAATGGATAATAATTATTTCTTTAAAGTAATTAATGGATAATGGAACAACTAAATCTAAATAAAAGAGTTTACGCTAAAAACCAATATGAGAGAGTTATTGACACTAAATTCTCTCAACTAGCTACTTCTCCTTCAGATATTGCTCCACCATCCACTCCAACAATTTCTGTTGATGAATTTTTCCAAAACTACACAGATTTATTTTTTCAAATTCCAAAATTTGGAGAAGTAAACTCACATGAGTATCTTATAAAAACAAGCACTGACTATATAGGTTCTACTGCTATTAGTAATGATATTCAAGCTTTAATTGATGAAATCAATTTATTACAAGCTCAAAATTTAGAATTAAACCAAAAATTAGTTGAAGTTCAATTATCAGGAAGTAACGCACTTAATATTTAATGGACAAAATAGTTAATATCCAATCAGTAGATCCAAATACTCTTCAGTTACAAAATTACAATACTGAAGATGAATCTCTTATATCTAATTTTGAAACAGATGTAACTTTTGATCCTAATCAAGACTATTTAGAGTATTTTATTTTAGATTTAAACCAAAATATTCTTTATAGCAATGTTGCTGGATACCCTGGTTACCAAATTCGTGATAATAATATAGTTATTGACCCTCAAAAAGATTTAGAATCTTTAGGATACACAGAAGGTCAATATTATACAATATATAATTTCTTAAAAAGAAAATTATCTTCCTCAGTTAACAGTACTTTTTATATTCAAGATATAAGTCCTGATAGAACTGAGTTAAGATTAAATACAACCCAAATCCCAAATATTGAGATTACTAGCTTAACACCTCAGTTTGCTCTTGACATAGCTAATGCTCAAGGATCTTATAAAGATTTTTATCTTAATTTTGGTGGTAATCAATTAGTTATAGCTGTTAATATAGCGTTAGATAATACTAACCCTAATGATCCTACAGTTCTAATTAAATTGTATGAACCATTACCTGATAATTTTACTTTTAATTCTCAATGTTGGGTTGTTGAACAAATTGCTGAATCAGTTGCTTATCAAATTGAATTAACAACAGTTTTTACTCTTGATGAACAATTAAATTACATTAGTGGACCTAATTTTAATATTAATCTTCAAGATCAAATTAATAATTCTACTCCTTATTTTAACCAAAATACTCTACAACTAAATTCATCCATCAATGGTTCAGGTAGTTTACTCTACCAATTGAATAGTATTTTAGCTGAAAAAGGAATTGAAATAAACATTGACTATTCAGATTATTCTGAATTTGTTCATTTTTCATCTGCTCAAACAAGACTAGAAAATTTTTATTATAAATTAGCTTTAATTGAAGAGTACACAGTAAGTAGCAGTTACTCAGCTAACACTACACCTAACTATTATGTTACTTCAAGTCAAAATATTTGGGATAATAAAATAAATGAACTTATAACTAATTTTGATGGTTATGAGTATTATCTTTATTTTAATTCTGAAAGCCATGCTTGGCCTAAAACTAACTCTACTGCTCCATATATAAATGCCCCAGTGAGTAGTGCTACAGCTATAACTTGGTTTGCTACTCAGTCTTTATCTGCGTCATTATATGACTCAGAAAATAATGATGCTTTAGTAAATACTATTCCTACTTATTTAAGAGAGGATGATACAAATGAACCTTACTTTTTGTTCACTCAAATGATTGGACAAAACTTTGAG